GCTCGCAAGTGAAAGGAACATCTGTCTGTGTATATTTGCCTTTGTTCCAACCGCCGTTGCGATTGTGGTTCTTAAAGCCTGATGTGCTCATCTGTGTGAAGTGGAAAGTTCTTGCGCCAACCCACTTTACATTTGAAGTGATGAATGGTGATGTAAGTGTGCCCTGAACAAGAATTTCGAGCAGATCAGGGCTGAACTGCTCGGCATAGTTATTTGTGTTTGCCATGATTTTTTCAATCCTTTCTTTGGTTAAATATTAAATCTGTTCCATTTTTTGGTAGGAACATTTGCCTTTGGTTTTGTACCGTCCGATGTACCGTTGCCGTCACCGCCGATTTTCTTAACTCCTGTGCCGTTCTCGGCAGGTTTGCCCTTGAGTGCGGGAATATCGTCAAGCACCTTTTTAACAGCCTCTGTCAGCTTTTCCGCATTGACCTTGCCGTCTGTCACAGCCTTTGAAAAGTCTGCAATTTTAAGCACATACGGAACGGTTGCAATGTCAACGCCCTGTTTTACGGCTTCGAGGGTTGCCGATTGGTTGACTTCTGCCATAAGTTTTGCGTTGTTTGCGGATTCAACTTCCGACTGCATTTTTGCAAAGTCGGGAGTGTTCTTGGCTTTCTGCTTTTTAAAAGCACCGATAGCCTCTTTCATCTCATCGGCTGACAATCCCTGCTCCTTAAAATATGACTTCAAAACGGTGTCCTCTGTCACGCTCTGTTTGCCTGTAATAAGGCTTGCGAGCTTGTCATAATCAAAGGCAGGAGCGTTTCCCTGCGGTGTTCCCTGCGGTGCAGGTGTCGGTTCATTGGGGGTTGGTGTTGGATTTGGTTCTGCCATTTTTTCATATCCTTTCAGTTTTTCGGGTGTCTCCCGTAATCAGTTTATAGAGTGTCTCTCTGTTTCAGTTTTGCACGGTGTCTCCCGTAGTTTAATGTCTTCGGACAATAAAAAAGCACCTTACATATTCGTAAAGTGCTTAATCCGCTTTTTCTGTTTTTTCTGTTTTAACTGCTTTGGCTCTCGGCTTTTTGGTAGCGTCAGACTTGACCTCTTCTGCAAAACCGCCGTCAATGAGTTCCTTTGCTCTCTGCTCGGAGCATTCAAAAACTTCATTCACAGGTCGGGTTACATAACCGTTCTGCCTGTCGTTAAATGCTGTTGTTACTCTGATTTTCATTCTGTCACCACCTTTTCAATATTTTAAACTGGTCGATTTCGACCGGTTTAAATGCAAAAAGCACCCTATAATCAACATTGCTGTCGATTATAAAATGCTCAATTCGTAATTTTATGCTGTTTTTGTGAATTACATACAACAAAACCGCCCTTTTTACGGAGCGGTTAGATTATGCCACTATTTTTTAGATATTGCATTTTTTGTTTCTCTCTAAGCTTACTGTAAAGTGCTTCAGCATCTTTAGCTTCTTGTGGAGCATCTGCACGCAAAGTGACATTTAAACCATTTGTTACAAGGTACGGCTTAAACGCATTCCATAGAGATTTTTGTTCTTCAGTTTGTATCAATCTCATACTATCATCACCCTAAAAGTTTGCTGACTCTGTACTCATTATACACTTCATCCATAGCTTTATCTTTTAAGCATTCAAAAGCATACTCACTTATATCCTCTATATTATAACCGTTATTTATCAATTTTTCAACCTTTGGAGCATAAATTTTATTAAGGTAATCGCAATATTCAAAATAATCGTTAATACTTCCGAATTTTGCTCTGTAATTTTTAGCGTCTTGCCAATGAATCAGTTCGTGCAGAATTGTACTCAATCTGTCTTGCGGACAAGCCAAGTTTTCTTGTAAGCCTGACAAATCACTTGTTGAAAAGTATGCTGAATTGACATTTAGAACATTTTGCATTGGCATATATGAAGCAATAGCATTTACTCGCATTTCTTCGGGAGTGACAATACAAATTTCAGGCTTTCCGCTTGTTTCAACCTCTCCGAGCATATCAAACGCTTTTCTCACTTGCATATCAAAATTATGAAGTTCTTTTCGTTTTAGCTTTACCTTATCTGAAATATAAACATTGTCACACAATGTATTTGCCTTGCGGGTATCAATTGTAATTGTTTCGCCCTCAATTTTGCGTTCAAAAGTTTTTGATATATCTTCTTCAAAAACAGGTCTGTAATATTTCTGTTCATTGGTGTTTAGTGAGAATTGCTTTGTCTTTTCTTCAAGCGTATTCGCCCTATCGTGCCACTCATCGGCTCGGGTTTGGGCAATGCGTTTATTGTCCTCATCAAGGCTGTATTCGGCACGGCGGTCAAAGCGTTCTGCCTGACGCTGTGCATACTGCTGTTTTTCCTCTATTCCTCGCTGACGGTCAAGCTCTTTGATTTCATCTTCAGACAGCGGTGCGTCCAAATCATCAAGTTCGGGATAATATGTACTTGTGCTGTCCTTACATCTCGGATGAAACAAACCGTTCTTGATTGCGGTTGAGAGAAGCGGATAGTTTCCGTCTGACTTTTTGCCGTTTGAATAAACATCGTCAATAAACACCTTGCCGATATATTTTGCACAATCGGGGCAACCGCCCTGTCTTGAGTTCACAACAACGAGGGATACTCCCCATTCGGCTCGCTTTTCGCCCTCACCACGCAGATAGGCTCTTTTGTTGGCTGTTTTAACCGCCATATCCGCATAATCCGAGAGCGTATGCCTTGCACCGTTTTTGTATTCCACACAATTAAGACCTGCGTTGAGCATATCTTTACAAGCCATATCAACGGCTTTTTCGTATGTAACCGCACCCGTGTTCATTGCAACCTGTGCGTTAAAAATCGCCTTGCGGTACTTGTCGTTGCTCATACGCAAAACTGCCGTTTCTGCCCTCTTTAAATCGTCTGTGGTCGATTTTATGAGTGTGTCAAGTTTACGGTCATTCACCTTAAAAAACTCGGCTGTGCTGTGTTCTGACGGCTTTTTTGGAGCTTTGAAGCCGTCCTTGACAGCTTCAAGAATTTCTGCCTCCTGACTTGCATTTCCGTCAGCTTTGGCGGTGCGAATCATCTCTTCAACCTTGCCGTTAATGGTTTTGAAACGCTTGCCGAATTTCTTTGCGTTGTGCTTACGGTACTCTTCAAGACTTTTGAGCTGTTCAGCCTGCCATTGTGTCCAGTTGTAACCCTCTTTGGTTTCTTCGGCTCTGTGACGGCTGAAATTTCTCATCATGCTGTTAATCAGTTCATCTTCGATTTTTTCAAAGGCTTCTCTGATATTGTAATCACTCATTGTTTACCTGTGTATCATTCTGTTCGGGATTGCTTTCGGTTTTTTCTGCATTATTTTCCGCATTTTCTTCATCATCTGCGTTATTGTCAGGTTCTTCTGTGTCGGTAAGGTCCACATCGTCAAGCTCCGATTTTTCTTCTTCGCCTGCAATGCCCTGTTCTTCCTTAATTCTCTGCACCTCTTCGGCTTTCCAATCCTCCGACTTGCTGTCGCCGTAAAGCTCGTCAACCGAGGTTTCAACTGACATCAAACCGCCCTGTCTTGCTTTTGACACGGTTTCAACCTGACTTTCAAAGCTCGGATTTGCATATTCGCCGAAGTTTACGGATACTTCCAAGCCCTCAACAATACCCTTGCCGTTAAGTTCACTGTCTGCATTGAGTACAACTGTAACAAGGCTTTGAAGTGCGTTCTGCGTGATTTTGACAAGATTCTGCCTTGTGTAAAGGGTTGTCTTTTCCTTTTCACGCTGAGCGTCTGCATTATCAAGCTTCTTCGTATCAATGCCGAGAGTTGACGGCGATATAATGCCCTGTAAGCTGAGGTCGAGGGCAGTAATGTATGAACTCAAATAGCTTTCGTGCTGAATCTGCGGACTTTCGGTGTAAATCCTGTTGCCGTTGCCGTTTTCAGACATATCGTTGCCCACGGTGATAAATCGGTTGTCAAACGGATTTGGCGATATCGGCTGACAGGTTTCGGGATTTCTCGGAACAAGGCAACCAGGCACATACTGCTTTGTTCGGCAGGCTCTGAGTGCGTCCATCCACTGTGACCACACTTCATCAAGACTGTCGAAAGCGTCTGTTTTTATGCCGATAATGCCCGCACCTCTGCCCTTGTGGCACGATTTGCCGTAAAGGACAGGTACAGCCCACATATATGATTCGTCAAATGTAACGCCCTTTGAATCAATCCACGAAAGAGCGTCAACCGTGTGCAGGTCAATCTCTTTGCCGTTGTCATCATACAAAGCATAGTGAATATAGCCGTAACCGTATGTTTCTTCAAAACGATAACGGCGGTGTTTTTGCGTGTAATCGGTGTAAAACTTAACCTCTCGGATTCTGCCACGCACATATGTAAAGTCGATGTTTTCGGCAGGATACCATTCAACAATCGGAACATCTGATACAGCCGTGTCAAAACTGACCTTAAAAGCACCGTCACCGACAACACATAGGTCACGGAGCATTTGCTTAACCGTGTCGGATAGCTTGTTCTGCTTTTCAATGTCTTCCCAACGCTCTGCATAAGCGGTTGAATTTTTACTTGTAACATCTGTGCCGTTGTAGTCGGCAATTACGATATTCACAAGCGTTTCGCAGATGAGTGCCGGCAAGCCCGTGTGTATTTTACGGATTTCAAGCCCCTTTGTGCTTTTTGCCGCCCAAAACATAGTTTTGTTTGTATCAATCTGCCTGTACAGCTCCGCAAGCTGTCTGCTGTTGCCCCAATACCAAATGCGATTGATAAAGCACTCGGTCAGATGATTGCTTGTTTCGGTGACGGTAATTGTTTTGTCGCTTGCAGGAGTAATCTGCAAAAAGTTTTTAATTCCCGATCTGATAGATTCAGCCATTCTGTTAATCAGCCCCATTTATTTCACTTCCAATAATATTTTTAAACGGCAGCCACGCATATTGACCGCTGTTAATGCAATGGTCGTGACCGTCCTCGGGTGTGTTGTCTTTATCCTCTCGCCAGCTGTAAATTTCAAACTCGGCAATCGTGTTTTTACAATGTTCAAGCACAAAATAACAGTCGGTGGCAAGCCAGCCGAGTACAAGATTGATTCGGTCAATAATCTTCGTTTTCTTCCATGCATTTGCAAAGTCATAGACACAGCCGTGCTGTCGCTTATACTTTTGAAATTCGGTAATAGTCGCTTGGTCGGCGCTGTCAATAAAAGCCGTGCGTGCAAAGCCCCATTCATCACGGTTGCGGTCAAGAAAATCAATAAAATTCTTCACCGTGTCACTCGGGGCAATAGGCGTTTGCATTTCAGCGTTGTTATAAACTCTTTCATCAAGCTGAACACACTTGCCGTGATTGGTAATGCCGTAAAATGTCATTGCGATAGTGTCAGGCGACTTCTGCGAATAGGCGGTATCAAGACCTGCGGTGAACTGAACAAAGTGTTCCGACTTGCGGTTACAGTTCAAAAACTTTCCTGCCCACTCTTTTGATTTGATATGTCTTGCCCTCTCAAAATTCGGGAACACAAGACCTGTTGCTCTGCCTCGCAAACCTAAGATTTTATTTTTATAGAGCTTTGTACCTTTCGGTGCAGAGTTCTTTTTCTTCTCAATCTGTTCGGGTGTAAGACTTAAATTATCGGCAAAAGAAAAGAACCAATACCGCCAATTCGGTACAGGTTCTTCGGTAAGCTCCGCCGTAATCTCGGGAGGAACATCGTTTTCATATTTTTTAAAAGGACGGGAGCGGTTGACAAACTCCTTATACACAGGCAGGCTCGGATCATCGGGATTCAGCGTTGCAAGCATATAGTCATTACGGGTTGACATCTCTCGGATAAACTCGATATCGGCGGTGTTGATTTCGTCAATATACACGCACCCAAACTGCGCACCGAGAACCATTTCCCACTTATCCCGACTGCTGTAACCGAGAATATAGATGATTTTGCCCTCAAACTTGATATGCGGCAGCTTGTAATCCTTGTCGCCGTTACCACAATAGACAGCGTTGCGGTGCAAGTCGAGAATACCGTTGTCCTGTTGAATTATAGTTTCCTCAGCCTTGCCCGTAGTTTTGGCGGCAATTGCGTGAAGCTTCTTCGGCGACTGCGACACCATTCGCATAAACTTAACGCCTGCTCCGACTGTTGTTTTTCCTGAGGCTGTAGTGCCTTCAAGAAATTCAGCTGACACATTCGTTGTGTTGATAAAGTCGATATACTTTTGTGACAGCGGAAATTTGTTACTCACTCAGCCCCTCACCGCCCAACTGTCTGAACACATCGGATAGCTTTTCGGACTGCTCAACCTTTGCGTCAACCTTAACGGTGTATTCGCCCGTCATCTTGTTGAGCGTGTCAATCGCCCTGATTCTGTCGGAGGTGTCCTGCCCGTCATTCCTTGCAATGTCGGACAAAACAACCTGTCTGTCCTTTGCACTCATAATGCGCTCGTCCTTGAGCTTATCGGAAAGCTCCTTGATGTACTCTGCAACTCTCACATTCTCTAACAATTTGCAGGCATTGGCATTTGCGTAATTTTCTGAATATCCTGCCTGTATCGCACTCTGAACGGTGTTACCGCTCTGCGCATAATATTCCGCAAACTTCCTCTGTCTTGCATTTAATTTGTCTTTCACGGTATCACCGCCCTTTCTAAAAATAAGCAAAAGAAAAGACAGCACATTTCTGTACTGTCTTTAAACACAGGTTTCCGGAGTTGCACCGGAATCTGTAAAAACTGTTTTCCTATTTAAACTATCCCCTGCGTTTATAATATTATATCAATAAATTTCTAAATATTCAAGTGTTTTCTTTTTCTTTCCCATTTATTCAATAATACACTTACATATTTCAGTTCTTTATCAGTCAATTGACGATCTCCAATTTCATTATGTTCATAACCCAAATGGGTATGTGGCATCATTCCATTATGAGGTCTACCTGTAACGTCAATTTGTTTTATTCTTTCGCCGTAGTTGTCATAAAAAGTAACACTTTTGATGTTGCTCTGTTTGTCAAGAGTAGCATACACTCTATTTTTTGTCATAGTTTCCATAGGAGCTTTTATCGAAGTATTACCATTCATACGAATTACTTTTATTTCACCAAATTGAGCAACTGTGTGATATTCTGTACCGTACTTCTTTCCCTTATCACTTATACCGCTTGAAGAGCCTCTTCCGCCCATTATTTTGACCTCCTGAATTTTTCCTGAAATGATTTGATGTTGATAATGTTCTCCTCGCATTCTTCGGGGGCTCTGCCGTAGAAGATAATTGTTTCAGGCTGTAAGCGTTCAATCGTTTCTTTGTAACCTTTCAAAAACAGTTCTTTTGATTCCGTACGGTTCTGCGTTCCAACACTTGATACGGCAACCGTACCACCCAAAGGCTCGCCGTCAAAACACCATTCAAAACTTTTTTCGTCGCTCCAACAAATTGTAGGTATTACCTCAATGCCGTAGAGTTGTAAATATGCACCTATCCAATGCTTGCGATAGTGGTTATAAATCTGCAACGCTGTCGGATAATCAGTGTAAAGACTGAAATCAGGCGATAATACACAACTGAATTTTTGTAGACTCTCAATATACCTGTCGGGTGTATTCCATAATCTTTGGAACTGGTAATCGTCCAAAAAGAAATGCACACCGCATTTGTTCTGCTTACTGCTCAAAACTTCATTAAATCCGATAAAGTTGTTTTCTGTAATTTTTGTAGGCTCAATAATCGGGATGTCATATTCTCCTGCACCCTGAAAAATCGCTCTTGTGCTATTTTCGTAACCTGTACCGCATTTGTCTTTATACATCAATTTCACCTCACAACACAAAACCGCCCTCAAACGAGAGCGGTCTGTGAATAACAATTTTATTTAACTCTAGTATTTTTTTCTATGTTTTCTAAAAGTGAAAACAATTCATTTTCTTTTTCATCTTCAACTTGAAAATCCTTCTGCATTTGTTTCATATTTTCGATTAACAAATGACGAACAAAGTTAATGAATTTTGCAAATGTAACCAAAGACATCAATATTACAATAGAAAACCAAAAAGAAACAAATATATTTTTAATTTCATCGTCACCGATTAGCCAGGTACAAAGAATAATGCAAACAATGTTTTCTATAATGCCTAACATTATTAGCGTTATAATAGGCTTATCTGACTGTGATTCAAGTATTGCCCTACTGACATTTATAACCGATACAGACACTACCGTTGCGATTGTTAAATAAAAACCAGTGGTAATAGTAAGTATAGTCGCTATCATATTTAACCTGTCATTAGGAAAGATTTTAACTGCTAAATTATCAAGAGTAATTTTTATATCAACAAAACTATTATTATAAATTATTACCCCCACAATAAAGAAAGCAATGGATATCAATAATATAAAGAATTCTATTTTAAAATCGCTTAATGATGATTTAATCTTATTCATATATTTCACCTCCTACGATTTCATACTACCACTAATTGTCATAATATTCCTCCGGATTCCAATCCAAACGCAGCTCTCTTAATTCAGTGGGCATTGATATTTCAGTAGCTTGTATGGAAATTCTCTGTTTTCTATACTTATTAACCTTACCTTCAAAAGCTTCATTACAGCTATTTAAAAGATATTCAGAAGGCAAAAAATTGTCTCGAATACCAAAAGTGTGGCTAACTATAATATTACTATCTTTAAGTTCAGCATAGTCATTATCACCTTGAGGCGTTACATATTTTAATCTGATTTGTTTGATTATATCTGGATTTAACTTCAAATCTTCAATCAATTGATAAACACAATCTATATCAAGAGAATCCTTCTTTTTTGCATAATTAAATCCAAGTTCTAGTTTAATGCTTTCCGATTTAATATCATTAGCAGAATATGCTATAAAAGAATTTATATGTCCTTTTTGTGATCTGAATCTATTTGCATACAGAGACTTAACTGCATCGCTAATGCGTAATTCTATGATAATACTTTTTACGTACTTTGCATTCTTTAATTTACTTAAACCATTATCTTCAAATAAAGGTATAATTTTGATTTCATAATCGAAATCAGCAGGTATAAAACTGTTTAGATATTCTTCAATCAATGTAAAGTTAGGTCCCATTTTATTCTTAGTTATTATGGCAACATTATTCGTTATGTTAAAAACCATGGAAGACACTTCAAACAGTTCCGTGTTTAATTCCGTGAATATATCATCTTTTTGTGTATAGGTTTTACCCTCTTTTAGTTTACCAAATGGTATAAGAAAATAATTGCTGTCGTTTCTCAAAAATCGTGAAATTGTAATCTTTTTACCACCAATATCTCGGTACAATATTTTTGACTTATCTGCCATAGCAAAAATTTCTTCTATTTTTTCGAAAAAGTTTTTGAAATTTCCACTGTAAATATTTTTGTCATTTTTATCTTTTGGAGCAAAAGTCAACACAAAAAATTCTACTTTTTTCGACATATAATATCACCTCAGTTACATATTATACATAATAATACAACTGTTTTCAATATTATTTGTATATTTTGTAATATTGTTTAATAGCAGTGATGCTTTTTTATGCATAATAACGATTACAAGACTGTATCCATACGAAAACAGCCTATGTAATCGTTATTATTAGGAGAGTTTTATATGTCTCTTGTTGTTGCTTTCTTCATTTTAATGATAACACACTTACTATGTGTTATTCTATGTTATTTATAAAATAAATTATATATTTTTCTGAAATTTGCCAAAGCCCCGCTATGCAAATGCCTGATATAGTCATAGCTATATTTCATTGTTTCTGCAGTTTGCTCAAGCGTTTTATTATTAAGATAATATTCAGTAAGCAAACTGCGGTGTTTAGGATTTTTAAGCTGAGTTATCAGATTGTGAGCTTCTGATTTAATATTGATAAGTTCGTTAATCTCCGAATTTATAAGACTTTCAAGGTCTATTATTTTATCAATCACTCTGTTGCTTGAGTTACCGTTGCTACTCTTAACCTTTTGTTCAAAAGATATAGGTTGTACACCTAAAGATTTTTGCTTAAGACATTTTAATTCCTCAAGTTTTATATTCACTTCGGTATCTAAGTTTTTAATTCGATAAAGGTATTCCTTAGCGGTCAATTGTTTTCACTCTCCTTTAATTTTTCGGTTATTCTTTTGGTTAAGCCGTTTTCGTTGGTTAGGCATTCCAAGGCTTGGAGGGCATTGATTACGGTTTGCTCGTTGGTTTGGGACTGATACATTTTACGGACGAAGTCGGCGCTTTTCTTTACATTATCCATAATTCTTTGTAAGAGCATACGGTATTCGTCTGCGTCGTTTCTGTCACGCTTATACTCCGTTCTGAGCTTGTCCTGCCATTCAAGGCAGATGTTTATGTCCCAGCCTTTATGACGGTTGTTGTAGCCGACCTTTGCAAGCCTTGAAAAGTATTTATATTCGGGCGGCGGAAAGGATGAGTAATCAAGCTGGCCGTCAATTGCTTTATCTTCAAGCTGTTCAAACACCTGTGGATTGTTAAAATCATATTTTTTCATATTACCTCCTGCGGAGGCTTGTGGTGGGTTTGGTGCGATTTTAAAGAACCCTTTCTATATATATAATATTAGTTTATTTTTCTTATACGAAAGGTTAGAAAAACCCGTAAACCCTCCTCAAGCTACCACACTAACAATCTTTATAAATTGAAATTCCGTTGAAATAATTGAAATTTCTTCCCTTTACTTTTTCAAATCGTTTGGCAAGCTCGGTGCTGAATTTGGTATTTGACATACAATATTCGTTGTTATCCCCCGCCCAGCTTGTATAGGCGGCATAGAGCGTGCTTGCCTGAACCGAACCCTCTAACACACATCTGTCCTCAATAAAGGCGGAAATAACATCCATTTCACGCTTGTACTCTCTCACACTCTGAAGAACGGCAGACGGCATTTTTAAGCCCTCTCTCTGCCATAGAATACAGCCGTCGATACACCATTTGAAAATTGCGGTCATTTCGGCTTTGAGCTTATGCGTAAGGTTCTTATCAACCTTATCCTCGGGAATCTGAACATTGAACGGTATCATATGTATTCTTCGCCATATGCCCGTGTCGGTGCCTCTGATAATCGGTTTATGGTTTGTCGCCATCCACAGCTTAAACTCGGGCTTGAACTCAAATTCCTCGCTGTACAGCTTTCTTGCCGTTACGGTATCGTCACCCGTAAGCTGTTTGAGAAGTCCCTCATTAATTCGCACGCCCTCGTTCGGCTCAACCGAGGTGACAAGCCTTGCACCCTTTAACCGTGCAATGTCGCTGTTTATGGCACTGCTCTGAGAGTTTCTTACCATAATTGTTTCAGGCTGAATGTTTGCGGCATAATCGCCGAATACATCACGGATAACATCAATGAATGTACTCTTGCCGTTTCGTCCCGTGCCGTAAAGGAAGAATGCGCATTGCTCGGCTGTTGAGCCTGTCAGACTGTAACCGACCGCCTTTTGAATGTAGCGAATAAGCTCCTTATCGCCTGCAAAAATATCGTCAAGAAATGCAAGCCAACGGGGACACTCTGCCGTTTGAGAGCAGTCAACCGAAGTAATCTTTGTAAAATAATATTCGGGATTATGTGCCCTCATTTCGCCGTTTTTAAGGTTGATTATTCCGCTTGGGGTGTTTAATGCCATACGGTATTTATCCATTTGTGCCGGAAGTACGGGGATATGGTGTTCAACCTCGTTGAGCATTGCTTTTTTTGATTTGTTGGAACGGCTTGCTTTCATATGCTTTTCAAATGCTTTTGACATATCTCCGCCGTTCTCCTCATCAGCTTGCAAGTACAGCCTTGCTTCGGCTTTCATAGCCTCAACGCTTTTATCCGCCATTCGCAAAACTACCCCGATATTGTCAACACACCACTTCATTGAATTGTAGTAATACCACTTTTTCTCAGTGTAACAATACCTTACATTATCGCCGAATAAATCAACGAACCTGTCGGCATTGCCCATATCGTCAAAGGTGTAGGCACGCATTTTTTCTTCGTCAACCGCTTGAACAGCCTTGCCCTCACCGATTGAAATTGAATAATCGTTATGCTGTTTTGGGTTATAGGTCTGTGTACAGCCCGACACAGCCTTTTGCAGGGTTATAATGCCGTAGGTTGTACCCGACTGTTTTCTGTCCCACTTGTCACGCATCAATCCTGATTGTCTGAAAATCGAATCCATTTTGTCGGTATCGCAACCGCACCAGAACGCAAGCATATTGCAAAAAGCCATATCCGCCTCGCTCTGTGACGAGTAAGCCGAAAAATCACCGCTGTACAGAGCCTTGAAAAGACTTCCGTTCTTGGCATTGCAGGCGATTCTGACAATATCGTCAACGGTGTTCGGATTGACCTCAATGTTACGGAGCTTAGGCTGTGGCTCTGTTGCCTTGCCGAGATATTTTGAATGCAGCGGTTTTATGCTTTCGGTGCAATCGTTTATGTACGCATATGCAGAGCAGTAATCACCTGTCACAACAAAGAATCTGCCGTTTTCGTACATTTCAAAACCGCCCGAATCATTCTTCGCCTTTCTTCTGCCCTCGGGAAGAGTTCCCTTGCAGATTATGTGAACACCTGTTTTGCTCTGCGAAAATTCGGTATAGCTCTGCAGAGTGTTCACAAACTCGCTGATTATGTTGTCAGCTCCGCCGTTTTGGTAGTCCTGAATGTCATTCGGCATATCGTCAAGGTCAACACCGAAAAACGGTGAATTTGAGAACATAAAGCCTATACCCGAATATTTGGCGGATTCTCTGACTGCCGTTTCAAAGTCCGACCAAGTGTCCGAGTTATTCGGCATTGCAAAGCCACCCGTTCTTGGATTTATCGGTTTCTTTGAAATTCCGCTGTGCGATTTCGGATCTGGATATGACTGCCAGCACACCCAGTTTTTGTAACCTTTCAATTCCTCGGGAACTGCAAAATATTTATTTTTATTTGGGTTTAAATTTGTAAAGCCCATTTTTTCACCTCCATATATAAGGAAAAACACGGTGAAAATTGCACTGCTTTATGCAATTCCCGAAGAATTTTTTTAAAATCAGAACGGCAAATCATCGTCAATCGGCATATCAACAAAGCCCTGATTTGCTGTCTGTGCAGGTGCATAACTCTGCTGTGGCTGTGCATAGGCTGTAGCTGTATTGGTTGTCGTCTGCTTTGGAATATGCTTTACAGTCGGATATTTTGTAGGATTTCTCCAGCTTACTCGCTCCTGTGTTTTTCCGTTGTATTCTTCGTGCTTTATAGTTACACGCAACGGCTTATTGACAAGCTCACCGCAGAACTGCTCAAGGCTGTCGTACTCCTTGCCATCGGGAAGTCCTGCCGCCTTGCCGAGTGCCATAATCTGACCATAGCTGTATCCCTTGACCTGCAAGTCTGCGTTTGTAGGCTCTTTCTTCTTCCACAATGTATCAAATATATATCCGTTTTTATAGTTCTGCTCAACATCATTTCTGATTACCATTGAGATGTTCAGATTTTCTTTGCCATTCTTTGTTACCCTCTCCTCAACCTTAGCGATAAGGCACTCATAATCACCCTCAGGCTTGATTGAACTGCCCTGTGTTGCTTCGTTCCAGTTTGATTTAAAACCCATGATTATTCCTCCAAAATTAAGTTAATTGCCTCATCGGCACTTCTGCACACTCCTGCAACAGCGCCGTTGAGTTTCATCATCTGTATAAATTTCTGTTGTTTTTCGGTAGGTCTGCCCTTGGGAGTTTTAACCTCGATAAAAACCGCCCTTCCGTCTGATTTTCTGACACCGAACAAATCCGAAAATCCGGGCGGAACTCCCGTATTGAAATATCTGCCGTCCTTTGTAAAGCCTGCACCTACATTTATACGGAATATATCGCAGTACGGTGCAATTGCAATACGGATTTTGTTCTGAATTGCGTGTTCTTCTGTCAAGCTATCATACCTCTCTTTCGTGCCTGAAAATATGCCCAGCCTGTTTTGTAGCCGTGGCTTTTTGCGTATGCAAGCAAGTCCGCATAGCTGTGGCAATCATCGGGTGTGCTGAAATCAAGCTTGAATCCCTCAACCTTAATGAGCTTTGCGGTGGTATCGGTTTCAACGGTTCTTTCGGCTGTCGGGAATACATAACCGCAATGCGGACACACGGCTTTCTGCCCTGCCGGCGGTGCTGAAAATGTAAAGAAACATTCGGGACATTGTCTGACCTTTTCCTCCTGCTCCTTTTCGATTTTTTTAACACTCAGCTTTTTGCGTTTTTCAAGCGTCCATTCTCGGTCGTCATCAGGCATTCCGTGCCTTGCATAGTTGCCCACATGGTCAATGATTACCGCCCTTTTGTTTGGCTTATAACGCATACATCGCATTGACTGCTGAATGTAAAGCGTAAGGCTGTGAGTAGGACGGAGCAGAATTGTGCATTCGCAGTCAGGCACATCAAAGCCCTCTGAAATCAAATCCACATTGCAGAGGATTGTAATTTTGCCGTTTCTGAAATCGGCTATAATCTGTTCTCTCTGTGCCTTCGGAGTTGCTCCGTCAATATGCCTTGCTGATATGCCTGCGTCACAAAAAGCCTTCGCCGTTGCAAGACTGTGCTTTACCGAGGAACAGTAACAGACGGCTTTTTTACCGTCTGCAAGCTGTTTGTAATATTTGATAACATCACCGAATACCGTGTTTTTTATCATTGCCTTTTCAATGTCGGCGGTGACATACTCGCCCATTTTGGTGTGTAAACCCGTAAGGTCGGCAACACTCGGAGCGTAGTAGTCATACGGGGCAAGGCAGTTATGTTCAATGAGCCATTTTGTACTCACCCCGATTATGAGCTTGTCGTTGACATCGCCCAAACCGTCACCGTTTAATCGGACAGGTGTTGCGGTGACGCCAACCCTCGGAACATCCGAAAAATGTTCGTAAATGCGTTTGTAGCTTTGTGCAAGGCTGTGATGATTTTCGTCTGTGATGATAAGTGCGGGTTTGGGCAGTTTCTTCAATCTTCGTGTAAAAGTCTGCACCATACCGATTTGGCACAAATCCATAAGCACACCCCAGCGGACAAAGGTTCTGAATATTTGGTCAACAAGCTCTCTCCTATGAACAAGGAACAGCACCCGTTTTCCGTTCCAAGTTGTTCGTCTTGCAATTTCTGCAACAATGCAGGATTTTCCGCCGCCGCAACCGAGAACTATGCAAGGAGCTTTGTAACCCTCTCGCCAAGCCTGTCTGACCTGCTCAACAAGGTCATTCTGATATGGTCGAAGTTGCATTGTCCGCACCATCTCTCTGCTTTTCCTGTTTCTTCTGCTTTATCAGCTTTGCAACACACTGCATACAGAGTTGTCTGCCGTAATTTTTTGTTGTGCCGTCAATGATCTGTTTAACGGTGCGTTTGCCGTCCGAAAGTATCGGTGCTTTGCACTCATCACAATACTGTTCGGGTTGCATTGAATAGTATGTTCTCAATGCTTCATCAACAATTTTAAGGTCATTTGATATGTACATTGAATCAAACAAGCCTATCGGACTTTTACAGGTATCGTTACCGTCCGTTTGTGTTGCAAAAAGATACTTGCCGTCAACGACAACAGTTTTTAAAACCGTGGTAAACATTCCCTCGACCGAGATTTTTTCGTCAAGCAACTTGCCGATTGTTTTAGCTTTCTGTCTGCCGTTTTCGTCGGTTTCAATATGGCTGAGAAAATAAACAATCGTGTCATTCGGGAGAGTTTCAACCTCTTTCACAAGCTCCCAAAAATTTTTACCGATATCGGTAAACTTCTGAAAGCCTGTTTCCTTGGCTCTTCTCATATACTCGTTAGCCATGAGATACTGTGCGTCATCAACTGCAATCGACTTGCATTTCTGCTTTTTGATAAAGTCCTCAATATCAATGTAATTGTCGGAATTGATTGAAGAAGTGAATTTGGTTCTGAACGGAAGTGATTTTCCGTTTACATTCACAAGAGCAAGTTCATTTGCTTTGAAATTTCTTAAAGAGGCAGATTTTCCGCTGCCTGAATATCCTAAAACCAATATAGGTAATCCCATAAATAACACCTCACTTAATACTTAATGACTGCTTGGCTTCCATATGTACGAAGGGGATTTCTTCGCCCTTTTTGCAGAGAGCCTTGACATCATTCTTTTTCACTTCGGGCATATTGTACTTTAAGAGGTGGTCAAGATTGTGTTCCTCCGCCCACTCAACAAATGAAATTTCATCATCAATAACAAGGCTCGGAGCGTTCTTTTTAAGCGACATAACCGCTCTCGGCATATCAATCTTCTGTCTGCCGAGTGCCTGCATTGACTTAAACAGATAGGTTTTAAGGCTCTCCGCCTGTTTTTCTTTTTGCGACTGTCTTTTTGCAATTGCCGCCTTTTCGGCTTTAAGCATTTTAGCCTCGGCAAGAAGCTGTTTGTAGTAGATTGCAATGCTCTCAGCTTTCTCGTCAAATTCGCCCTCAATGCCCGTGAGAGTATCGAACCACGCTGTCAACATCTTGTTGCGGTATGCGTCCACATTGGCAATGATATTGCCGTCATCATCAATCGGCATTCCGTCTGCATTCGTATCGGGTTCCCATTCGTTGATAGCGTCAAACTGATTAAATAAATCCGAGTACATCTCGGTAAGCTCATAAAGTTTCATTGTTGCTCCCCCTTAAAGATTTATGTTTTGTGTGGCAAGTGCCTCTATTAAATGTTCAACCTTGCCTTTGAAAAATTCCTTGTCCTGTGACTGCTTGGCGAAATCGAGCATACGGACAAAGCTGTCATATGCAATTGAAAAATATGCCTTAAAGACATCCTTGTCATCTGATGAACCGTCGGCAGTCTGAACATTTTTCAGCCTTTCTTCATACTCCTCTTTCTGTTTGCGAAGAGCCTCCTGTTTTTCGTCCTCAAGCTGTTTTCTGACAATTTTTTCGTTATTGCGATACTCTTCTTCGAGTTCGTCATAATGCTTAATGTTCTCCCTTTCCAAAGCCTTAATCGTTTCATTGAGTCTGCGTTCATTGTCGCTCGGCTCTGCAACGGCAACTTCGATAGGACGGTTTTCAAGCTCCTGAACTTTATTTGTCAGCTTAAAATTTTTGTTCTTTTCCTCTGCAAGCTGATTTTCAATATTGCGATAGCTTTCTTTTGAAGTGTCCGCCTGCTGTTTGTAATAGTCGGCGTCTTTCTTAGCGTTATTGAGCTGTCGGCAATAGTCAATGCTCTTGTCGGTTGCCTCCTGCTTTTCGTCCTTCAGCCTGTCAATCTCTGCCTTTAACTGCTTGACCGTTGTGTTTTCAAGGTCAAGCTTTTCGGCGATTTCAGCCTGTTCGGGTTCGCTTATGGTAGCAAGCAACATCAACTTACTTTTGCTAATTTGTCCAAACGTTTGGACATTTTCAGGATTTATTTTTTCTACAATAGAAATATAGTTATATGCGTTACTGCGTTTCATGCCTACTTCATTCTCGCAGTAGTCCTCAAAGTTCTGATATCCAAGCTCCTTGTACAGCTTGTTGTCACGCATTGTTTTAAGTCCGTTGCACATATCCCATATGTTCTGTTGTGCAAGGTTAGCGCTGACAATTATCTTCTGATGCAGTTCAATTGCCTGCTTATGCTGTTCGCTTACTGTTATTTCTGACATTTTTCAACCTTTCTTCTTGATTTTTTGAGTAAGAAAGGATATAATCAAATTTGTGATATTTGTTATATCCTTGCTATCCGTTGAGGCTTTGCAGAGCTTCAGCGGATTTTTCTTTGCAATTGCAATTAATATTTAACATTGATATAATCCAACACCCTTGCCCAGCCGTATCTTTCGCCTGTTTTATCATCTGTGCAGCAGTTATACATCCAATACTCCCACTCTTTAGGATTTTGCTCTTTAAGTAAGTCAAATCTATGAGGGCGCTTTTCCAAGTGCAAACCAAATCCGCACATTGAGCAACCTGTTCTTTGAGCTTTGGTTGTGTACAAAGTACCATCTTCTTGCCTCTCGATTTTTCCATATATTTCGGGAACAGGAACATTTAAATCAAGAGCAAGTTGCAAAATGTCCTGTCTGTTAAAAATCGCAAACGGTGCTGATCTGATTGTAGATTTACCAAAATAATTACAACCATTTATCATTAAGGATTTAGCTCTTCTTCCGCCTTCGGAAGCCATCAAGCCAAGATAAGGCACGCTGTTATGTTCTTTTGCCCAAGTGTTACAAGGCTTTTCTTTTAGATAATAGCAGCATTTTGATGACACTTTGAAATTTGGAATTTGGTAATTTGTACCCTCTTCATTGTTCGCATAACCGCCGAACTTTTCAAGCCATTTTTGCGACATTTTCATACGACTGTTTTTTTGATAACCGCCATAGGCCCCTGTTTCGCCTGTTACAATAGCGTGTCGAACAGTTTTGTTTTTTTCGGTCGGATTTGCAAGTAATTCAATCTTGGCGGCAATTTCTTTTGATAAGACAGGAAATCCAAACTCCTGAATTATATCCTGTTTAGTCCAGCGGTGTTCTTTTCCTGCACTGTCAACATACCGAACTGATGGCTTTAACCTTTCAATTCCGAGCTCTTTATGTATTTTTTGAATACTCGAATCTTCAAGATAAGAAACGCTGATTCCTGGGGCATGGATTCCGATCGACTTTAAAAAGATAAATAATGTAATGCTATCAAGACCGCCGACCGAAACGTGATAGTCTAATTCTCGTCTATCGCATTCTTCAGCAAATTCTCTCGCTCTGATAGTTGCATACTTAACTTTAAATTCATAATCCTGTTTTTGCTTAACAATGAAATCAGAGATTTTTCTCTGTCCGTCAATTCTTTCCATTCGTTCAAAAACATTTTCTTTCATTTCTTCACCCCCACACATTCAAAATTGAATACTTCGGATTCAGGCGTTTCAAGGGCTTTGAGCTTGCGGACCAGTTCTGCGTTTTTCGCTCTTTCGGCAACATATAAGGCTGTCACCTTGTTAAGCTTTGCTTTTGTTTTTTCAAGACGGCTGTTCGCAATGTCACGCTCCTGCTCGGTGCTTGCAAGACTTTTTTGCGTGTATTTAAGCTGGTCTTTGCTGTCACGGTACTTTTTTCTAAGCGACCTTTTTGTTTCTAAATCTTTAAATGCCATTTGTTACACTCCTTTCAACGGGTTTGAACCGAGAATATAATTGAGAAACGGTATTCTCGGAATACGGATAGATGTGCCGACTACAATTACATTGAATCCCAATTTTTCGGGTTCGTCCTTTGCCTGTTCACGTAAGTTTTGCGGAGCAACTCCAATAGCCTTTGCGGCATCTTCCGAGAGCAGATAGACATCACTGCTATCCATAATTTCTTTGATTTTTTTGTTCATCTGAACTGTGTCCATATGTACACCTCCTTAATTTTCGTTGGTAATTTTGTCTGAAACGATTTCGACTGATTCAACATCAGCTACGCTGAGTGCCAGTTTGAGCAGTACAACCTCGCCGACCGTTCGTGTTATCTGATAGCTTGTAACATACGGAATTTCTGTTCCGTCAATTTCAAGAAGGAACTTGTCCTTTGTGTCAATAAGTTTAAGTTTTGCCATTTTCTCACCTGCTTTTCGATATTTTATTGCTTTACACGACCTTAAATGTTATGATTAACTATGAAAGGAGGCATAAATATGAATGATATTTTATCGTGGTTGACTTTAATAATATCCGCAGTTTCAACCTTATGCACTTTGGTTCTGTCTTGGATATTATTTAAAAAGGAACAGAACAAAACCTATCTGAAAGAACGATATGAATTAGTGATTTTCCCCATATTCAACCTGCTTGAAGAACATTTGTACAAAAAGGAAATTACTTCTGAAATTAAACAAGCCGTTGAAAAATGCGAAGATATTATTGCCGATAATAAACTTATCGCAGGTGGAAAACTCAGCTATGTATTTTCTCTTCCATTAGATAAAATTAACTTTCAAAGCATTTCAAAATTAGTCGACAAAGAATATGACGATTGTTGTTGTGCTTTAGGAATTCCTTTAAGACCGTTAGATAAAAAGATGTATACATACAAAACACGAAACATAAAAGTTTTAATATTAGGAATTACTAAATATTCAATGCCGTTGATTGCGGTTTTCCTATTATCAGTAATTCTAATTGTACTTTTTGAATACTTCTTTCTTAACGGATAACTCCTGCTTTGATAAGCATTGCTATAATCAGCAGAAGTAAGCTAATTGCGTTGAGAATAAACACTACAAACATTAAAAACTTGTTCAATTTTCATTCTCCTTTGCCCACTTAATCAGATCCATAATTTGAGCGTCGTGCTTATCAAGGTAGCTGTCTATTGTTTTATACAAATGGGCGGCTACTATTTTTATTGCTAATACTGCTGAAGCAAAAGCTGTGCAAAGCATTAGCAGTCCTAAAATTATTATTACTTCCGTCTTTCTTCACCTCTTTTCAGCTAAGTCCGTTTAATGGGACTGTGATTGTGGTATTATTGATTGTGTTGCAAATATCTTTTGCAAATGTTATAATCGAGCAAAGGAGTTGATTATATGTGGGTAATAATTAGTGGTATTTTAGGCATTGCAGGCTTTTTAATATCTTTAATAAACCTGATTAACTATTTTGTTTCGCACAAAGTGAATTTGGAAATCACAATGCTTGAATACGCATACAAATTAGGCGTGCAGGGAAAGAAAAGACTTTTCGTTCATTATAAACTTAACAATAAATCGCAACTGCCTATTTCTGTTACCGACATTCAATTAGTTCTGAACGGCATAGAGTACACCGAAGATTACAACACCCACGAAGTTAATTCTTATCATCACAAGGCAAAAGGTGTTGATGAGTATGTTCCGACATACAATGAACATCTGCCTATCAATCTTGAGTGCCTACATTCTCATTCGGGTTACCTCGTTTTTGTAATTCCTGAAGATAATTCTCCAAATCTCGATAAAGGTCTGACTTTTCAAATTCGCACCAATCGGAATAAGGAAGTACAAAAGAAAGTGTCATTGAATGAGGTGGTAACGCTCCGCTCCACTCTACCTTATCAAAAGTATAAAAATCTTTTTCTAAAGGATAAGGCGGAACATAAGGTGCACTGACAGTCTTGGTGACTGTTGGTGCTTTTTTTATGTTGAATAAATTATTAAAAAATCCCATTTTCTCACCCCCTTAGTTTTGGTTGGGTTGTAGTTTCCTTTAAGAAACTACATCGGCAAAAAAAATAGACATAATCTTATCTGAATTAAGTCCGAGAATTTTTGCAAGCTGTGCGATTTCTTCCTGCTTGAAACAAGTGACACCATTTATCCTTGTATAAAGTGTCTTTTTATCAATTCCCATTTTTTCAGCAAGTTTTGGAATTGTAAAATTGTTTCTTGCAATTTCAGCTTTAAGATCACTTGTATTCACTTTCTATCACCTCGTTTCCTTTAGGACACTTAAATTATATACTGCTTTCAGTCCTTTGTCAACCACTTTAGGAAACTTTTTTATATTTTTTCGGTTTAGTAGTTGCTTTTTTGAAACTTTGTGTTAAAATATAGTTACAGACCTCTTATAAGGAGAGACAAAAATGGATATAGGAAAAATGATTAACCAAAGAAGAACTGAATTAAAACTAACTCTTGAACAGGTAGGGCAAGCAGTTGGTGTCGGCAAGAGTACCGTCAAAAAATGGGAAGACGGTTATATATCTAATATGAGAAGAGATAAAATAGCTTTATTAGCCAAAGTCTTAAAAATGAACCCTGTTTCTTTTATTACTGGTGAATTTAAAGAAGAAGAAGACCAAGCAACCCCACTTCCGCAAACAAATGTATTTATGCGACCGGTATATGACAGCATTTCGGCAGGGTTCGGAGTGATAGCTCATGATGTGCCTGTTGACTATATGCCTACATACATCACCTGCCCCTCAGAACAGGATAAATATATATGGATAAATGTTCACGGCGATTCTATGAGCCCTCTGATTGATGACGGCAGTAAAATCCTTGTTAAAAAACAATCTTCCGTTGACAGTGGTCAGATTGCCGCAGTCCTCGTTGACGATGAAGAGGCTGTTGTTAAAAAGGTCC